TTGCTGAGACATTGCCGCATAAGACAGCGCCTTGTCTTCTGCGCTTGAAAGATTGATTGTGTATTGAGACATGTTTGTTCCTTTCAATTATCCCAAAAGGTACCCACAAAAACTTCCGTGAGCGCCGTAAATTTGATTGCTTGCGCCATCGTTGTTGTAAAAAATTTCTAAGTAGTCATTTGCCGCCAAAGACACAACAACTGATTGGCCCATGTTTTGCTCATTTGTTCCAGTTATTGATCTTGCATGACCATTTGCACCTGAAAACAAAGCGCCATTTTTATAAAGTTTTAAGTTCATGCCGCCGCCTCCAAGGGCAAGCGCAGAAAATGAAACAAAATATTTTCCAGCAACTGGCGCCGTGAATCTACTTATGGATGCATCGTAATGCCCACCAGTATCTGTGACCTCTGTTGTGTATGGCATTTTTGCCGGAGTGCCGCTAGTAGAAAGATTCGCTCCAGTTGTTGCAAATGCACTCCACCCTGGCTGATATGGCGTTGTTACTCGGCCAACCGCATCAACCGCAAGAAGATCAACACCAGAAATATTTTGCAATGAAACGCCATAACTAGCGTCTCCACTTCGCAGTTGCAACTTGTTGCCTGCAACACCCTTCAAAGATGTCACAACAAGTTCTCCGGTCATCGTGTCGCCAGCCTTGTTGACTGGCGTGTAGCCAATGTTGCTCACAGCCGCACCAGACGCAAGTTTGTTTGCGCTGACGGTGCCATTGATGATGTCGACGCCGTTGATGCTGGCCACCGAGAATGTGCCGAATGCGACGATGTTCAGTTCATCATTCAGCGCGGCGGCAGATGCCAGCACGATGCTGGTGCCGCTCGATGCGGTGTAGTCGGTCTGATCCAAACGCACGCCGTTGAGGTACACATCAACAAAGCCTGCGTCATAGGCCATCGTGTTGCCGTTGCTGTCAGTGCCGGTGAAGGTCGTCTGGCCAGCGGTAGCGATGTAGCGGAAGCGTCGGCTGGTGCCGTTCACGCTCGAACCAGCAGGCACCCATCCAGTGCTGGACCTAACAAACATTGCATTGCTGACGCTGTTGAAATACAGATCGCCAACTTGAAGCGGACTGCCGTCGTTTCGAGTTGTTGGCGGAGTGCTCTTTGCTCCAAGATATACATCGGCAAAGTTGCTGATGTCGGACACATTGGCGGCAACAGTTGGAATGTCTGATGCAACGCTGGCCACAGACACAACACTTGACGAAATACCGGCCACCGTTGTCACATTAGGAGCAATACCTGCAACGGTAGTAACGCCAGCAGATACGCCTGCAACGGTGGTGACATTGCCGCTAATGCCTGCAACAGTTGTGACATTAGGAGCAATGCCTGCAACAGTGTTCACATTGCCAGCAACTCCTGCAACAGTCTGCACTGATGCAATGTTTAATCCAACTGTGTTCACATTTGCAATGCTGTTTGCAACCGTGTCAATTTCACTGACCGGCTCATTCAAATCATTAGCAACAGTCGTGATCGCGGCAATGTTATTCGCGGCGGTGTTGATGTTGGTTGAGTTGGTTGCAACCGCATTGATGTTGGTGCTGTTGCCAGCCACTGCGTTGATGTTGGTCGCGTTGCCCGCAACCGAGTTCACATTCGCAATGTTTGTCGCAACAGTGTTGACATTCGCGATATTGGTCGCGACGGTCGTAATGTTTGCGTTGTTGCCAGCGGTAGTGTTCACGCTTGCAATGTTGTTGCCCACCGTGTTCACATTAGCGATGTTGTTCGCCACCGTGTCGATCTCAGAGACAGGCTCGTTGAGATCAGATGCCACGGTATTGATGGCCGCAATGTTGGTGGCCGCAGTGGTCACATTGGCGCTGTTGCCTGCAACCGTAGTCACATTGGCAGAGATGCCAGCGACCGTCGTTACATTCGCGCTGATACCGGCGACCGTGTTGACATTGGCAATGTTGTTGCCGACATTATTCACATTCGTGATTGAGCCTGCGACAGTCTCAATCTCAGATACCGGCTCATTCAAGTCGGCGGCGACGGTGTTGACAGATGCGATGTTCGTGGCAGTCGTGTTGACGCTGGCCACATTGGTGGCCACAGTGTTCACATTGCTGATCGAGCCAGCAACGGTGTTCACATTCGCGATGTTGTTGCCGGTGTTGTTGACATTGCCGATGTTGTTGGCAACGGTGTCAATATTGTCCGCGCTGTCAGCCAGGCGCACGATGTCGGCCACCAGGGCGTCGGCATCAGCACTGCTGGTGATCGGCAACTTGGCCGAGCGGTCGACGGCTTCCTGCAACTGCTGGATCTGGATCGTTGCGCGGTCTAGGGCGTCGGTGATCACTTCAGGGTAGAAACCACCCTGGTTTGTCAGGTCAGTCGGCTGAAGGTTTTCAATGTCCGATGTGATGACCAGGTTGTAGCCAGCGGCCAGCGCACCTGCGGTCAGCGTAATCGTGCCGCCTGGGTTTGAGTTTTGGTCCTCGTTCACCACTGCGGTGAAGTCGGTGTTCAGCACCAGGGTCGTTTCAATGTTGGTCGCGACCGTGAGTTTGACCACCTCCAGGTCCGAGGCCTGGAAGACTTTGAAGGTAAAGGGGAAAGTCGCGGCTGTTCCGTTACCAATAAACGGACCGGCTTTCCGGCTATTTGAACTGATGGTCATGGACGGAACTCCTGGACGATTGTGAAGAGACTAAGCATTCTGGTTGTGGATACGGGTACCTTACTGTCTCGACGATTCGCTTGCTTTGCCAGTGGCGAGGCCGCGAATGTAGTCGACATCAGAGGTGGGTTTAATCTTGCCGCGATCGACATCGATCGCATATCCGATCGGTCTGCCAAGCACGGTGACAGGGATGCCGGTGACCAGGCTGATCATCGTCAGAATGTCGCGGACATTCTTTCCGGTGACCTCTTTGGACGGGTCGGCGATGTTGATGCCAGCCTTGACCACGCCGACCGTCGCGCCCTCGAGCGTTGAGACGGACGGGCTGGTGGTCATGCGGTCATCGTACGGCTTGTTGTTGAACGCATTGAATGGCACGGTGGCCGCAGTACCAAACGGCACCAGGGCAACAGCGCCACGCAGTTGAGAGCCGAAGAACCAGGACATGAAGACATCGAGGTATCCATCGTCGTCGTCGTCGTCCCAGCCGCCACCAAGACTGCGCACGATCGCATCAGCCGCCAGCATCGGCAGGCCAAAGCCCAGCAAGTAGGTCATGAACAACTTGCCTTTGTTGCCGCGCCAGCCAAGGTCGCGAAAGATCTTGATGTACTCGTTGGCATTCAGGTTGGCGATCATGTTGAAGTAGCCAGAGAACTGAATCAGCGTCTTGTAGAACGGCGAGCCAACTTCGAACGCGGCCAGGTCTTCAGGCTGAAGGCTCGACTGCGTCATACGCACTGCGGCGTCTGCACGCTTGATCGCCTCCTTGCTTGCGGCCTGCTCATCGATGTCGACGCCAGACTCAGCAATTGCCTGGTTATAGGCGCCGGTCCAGGTGACCACATCGACAAAGTTCTGGAAGGCCTGTTGCAAGAAGTAGCCGTGCTTATTGGACCATTTTTGCACCTTCTCGAACTTGGTCGGGTTGATCAGCAGGTCATTCATCATGTCCTGGACTTCGATCATCTGGTTGCTCATGCGGTCAGCCATGAACGGAGACAACTCAGCCACAAACTCAGCAGACTGGGTCGGACTCTTCATGTAGTCGGCCAGGGCTGACTTCATGTATTTGCCTTGCACCTTGAGCAATGCAGGGAAGAAACCGGTCACCTGCTGGAGCGCGTTGGTAATGTTGGCAAACATGATGCCGATGCCGGTGCGGTTGCGCACTGCACGCCAGAAGGTATCGATGCTTCTGTTCATGCCGACTTCGCTGGTGATCTGGCGAGCCGAACGGTTGAGCCACGGGATCAGCATGTCCTCGATCACGGTCGGATCGATGCGGGTAATCGTGTCTGCAAAGTCGCGCTTGCGCAAGATCTTGAGCGTGTCGCGGATAGTCGGTTGCACGCGGGCAAAGCGGATCACATCGTCGATGTGCTTGGCCATCACGCGGATGTCAAGCGACAGCGGCTTGTTGTACTCGACGCGAGACTTCGTGAACCCAGCGCCAGTGCTTGGCATAGAGTTGCGGAAGTCGGACTCGAGTTCCTCCATCTTGGCCTGGCGCTGTGCGTCGCGGACTATGAACGGATCAGTCTTCGCAGGGACATAGCCACCACGGTAAGTGCCGAACGGAGTGACGACAGGGCGAGCCTCGACTTCTTTGAAGTAGTAGCCGAAGATCTCGCGGTGCGCCTCTTGCGCCATAGGCTTGAGTTCTTCATTCAGATCCCACACGGCTTGCACGAAATCAAAGTCGGCTTTGGTCAGCACGCCCTCTTCAATCATGCGGTTCATGAACATGTTCCAGCGCGAGGTGTCGACAGTGCCGTCCTCGTTCACTTGACCCCAGCCACGGCCAGCCAGCAACTTCTTCATGTTGCTGTCGTTACCGATGTGCATCAGAGCGCCAAGCACCTCGGCCTTGCCGATGCCACCGTTCTCGTTGCCGAAGGTGTAGTTCAGTTCTGGCGCGTTGATCTTTTGCACCGGCAGATCCAGTTTCTGGATCAGGTCCACATAGTCCTTGACATAGCGGTTACGGTCGACGCGGTACTGGTCCAGCGCGGCACGCACAGGGCGCCAGATGTAGTTGGTGAATGGACCAGGTCCAGCGGCGCCGTCAGTAGCGTCTGCCCAATGCTCGACGCGGCGAGTCAATGCTTTGGCGTTGTACAGGCCACGGATGGCCTTTTCCTTTTTGCCAGGCGCCATGCGCTCACCGGCCACTTCTTCTGGCACACCGATCTTATCGAGGCGCTTGTTCAGGTCCGTGATGATCGACTCCAAAGCCACGGCCTTGCCTTCGATCATGACCTCGTTCTCGCGCTTGGATTGGTACCACAGCGCATCGACGATTTCCTTCATGTCGCGGAACTGGTTGAGCGTCAACTTCTTGTAGTTGCGCGGTCCACCGGTTGCCTCGAGCAGGATCGGCTCGATGTCTGCATACAGGTCAGGGTTGTAGGCTTTGAGTTGCTCGACAAATTTGCCAGGCTCGACATCACGCGGGCCAAGGCCATAGTGGCCAAGGATGAAGCGTGCCGCATTCACCAGATCGATGTTGCGGTTCTTGGCCATCTTGGCATCGGCTTTGAAAATCTTGGCAAAGCCGTCGATGGCCTTGTCGATCTCTTTGCGTGCGTTGACAGCCTCGAGCGTAAGTTGGTTGTTGAGCAGTTGGTTCTGTTTGGCGCGTGCGGCCTCTGTCGTTTTGCCAACCTTGGATGCCTTGATGCTTTCCTTGGATGCGCGGGCCTCTGCCAGCGTGTAGTCACGCGGACGGATCTCGCTGATCACTTTGTTGCCGATAAGTGACTTGGCCGCAGTCTTCGCGGCCTGGATCATCAGGCGTGCAGGCTGTGTTGCTTTGGCCAGGTAGCGCAACTCGACAGCCACAAACCTGGCGCGTGCTTCGTTGTGCAGTGACTTCTGGATCTCGAGTTCAATGCTGGCCGGGTCCATCAGGTCGGCGTACTCGTCGAGCATGCGTGCATCGGTGCGTGCGTCGATCTCTTCTTTGATCGGGCGTGCCTCGAGCAGTGAGCGCACTAGTTGATCGCCGGACTCAAAGCCGAACATCGATGCCACCAGGTCAGGCGGCAGGCCTTCTTCGGCCAGCATGCCGTACTTGCCATATCCCAGTTTGGCCAGATCAGGCGCAGGCGTGAGCGATTCTTTGCTCTCAGGGTAGAGCGCCTTGACATCGGCAATCTTGAGTTTGTGGCCAGCCAGGGCTTGGATCTCCTGGCCATTCTCATCCATCGTGACGCCGCGCTTCAGAAACTCCATGGCGCGGTAGACGCGATCGTTCTCGACCTCTGCGGCCACCTCTTCGCGCACGCCCTTGCGAATGTCAGCCGTCTTGGCCTGCATCTCTTTGAGCACACGCGAGCGTGCATTGCCCAGCCACTTCAACTGGCGCAGGCTGGCTTGGGTCAACTCAGTGACCGACGCCTCGGTTGCTTCGGCCATCATGGCCTGATACGCGGCCCACTCGGTGTCGTCCATGCCGGACTCTTCCTGGGTCTGGTACATCGGCACCATGCTGTTGACTGCCTCGGATTGCTTGATCTGCGCATCGCTGGCGATCATGCGGTCCATCACCTGGCGCACTTCGCCAGTCAGGATCGGCAGGTCTTGGCCATTTTCTTTGCGGTAGATCTCGTTGAGTTCGTCGCGGATCGAGGTGTACACGCGGCGCAACCAGGCGCTGAAACGCTGGAAGATCGATTGCATCTCAAGGCTTGGCGCCTTGCCTTCGAACAGGTAGATCTCGTAGTTGTAGGCCCACTGCTCGTGATACTTGCGTTGCTCCTCAAGCGACAAAGAATTCCAGGTGGCCAGGTCTTTGATGCCGAACCAGTCAAGCACGGTCTGCATGTCCTGCTTGTTCTGATCGGTCGCATCCGGGCGCGAAGCCATGTCGGCGTACACGGTCAGGAAGAAGTGCGCAGTCTCGTGCAAGAAGGTGGACATGTCCGCCGTCTCGTTGAGAATTGTGGTCAATCGTTTCGGATCGAACCCGCCGCGCTCTGGCTGGCGCAGGATCTGGGACTTGGCCGCAGGCGGGAAGAACTTGGCCACGGCCTCGGCATCAGCGTCGTCGAATGTCAGGGTACCGGCACGCAGTTCAGCCGATGGTGCCGCCGCCTTGATTTCAGCCTCCTGGGCCTCGAATTTGCGGATCTCTGACGAGAGCATTGCATACCGGCGTTGCGTGCTTGCAGGGGGCGTATACGCGCCAGCGGCAGGCATCGAGTGCATGCCATGCTGTTCGACCGGCACGCCAGTGTGTTTCGGCCCCAGGAGCACGGCCACGCCCTGATCGCCCTGGGCGGCAGGGATATAGACGCCATCAAACCCGGCGTCCAGGATTGCGGACTCGACCGCGTTGAACCATTGGCCACGGTCGTCACGGCCCATAGCCGATGCCTGGGCACGCAGGCCCAGCGGGTCAGCCGCCGCGTCGTAGAGGTTGTCCAGGTAGACGGCATGCACATTGCCGCCGACGCCCGCTTCAGGGCGGATGCCATTGCCGGTGTCCACATAGAAGTGGATGCGGTTGGCCAGGCGAGGATCAGCGCCAGCCAGACGGCCAGCCTCCGCGCCCTTTAAGCCTGTTCCGTAGGCGAAGCCTGCGAGGCTTGATCGAGGTTGCTTTGAATAGTGGACACCAAGGACTGAAGTTGCTCCATCGCGGGCTGTCCCATATCGTTGGGCAACATCGAAATCGCTTGCTCGTAGGCGTTGAACGCCGCCACCTCCGGCTCCTGATTGGGCAAAGACTGCGGGTTTTCCATGATCTTCCTTTCGTTTCTTGTTGCGCTTTACAGCGCGGTTTTGTTCTGCAACTGCGTCGTCGTAGGTCTTGGCCTTCTTGCCGTCAGTGATCTGGTGCCAGCCGTAGTACGACTGGTCCAGGGCCATGAAGACAACATTCGGCTCGCCCTTGTTGAAGTCGGCAAACGCTTCTTTGTTCCAACCATCGGGCGCCTGGGTGTCATCCCAGGGTAAACGCGAAGCCGCAACGAATCCATGGGCCGCGTAGAACTCCGGCAGGATCGTCTCGAATGCGTCGAGTTTTGTGCCTCCAGCGGCCACGGCCAACTCCATGACAGAGCGCCCAGCACCACCCTGGGAAAACACCGAGACGATGTCCCCGTCGGGTTTGACTGCCACGCCAGACAAGCCGTCTTCAGCGAGGAACAGGCGCATGCCCTGGTAATCCTCGACCGGATAGACGAACACAGCGGCGCCCATGTCGCCACTGGCTTGCTTGCTGGCAGTGATGGCTTCAGCGAATCGTTGCGCATTCTGTGCGTTGCCTTGCTCCAACTCGTAGAACTTGGGCACCGTGATGCCGTTGTTGCGGTACACACGGGCCAGGCCTGCGCCTGCTTTCCATTCCTGCGAGTAGGTGACTAGGAGTTTTTTTAGAACCCGAACTTTTCCGCCATCTCCACTGCTTTTTGCCGTGTAAGACCAGGATTGTTTTTGATCGCCGCTTCGATTGGATCTTGCAATTCGGGTTGCAACTGCGCCTGCGAAGAGGCGCTTTTCTCTTTGAGTAAAGCCTCCAGTTTCGGCCTGCTCCCCTCCAGCGACCTGCGCTTGCTCATCCTGTAGTCGTGCTCGTCTTGCGCGTTCATCTTTGGACTCCTTCTTCAATGCGTTGTTGATCTTTCGATCGGAAATACCCAAGTCACGCGCAACACCTGCGGCGGCGTTGGCGTAGTCTGGGGCATCTTCATCACTATACCCATCTGTTGACTCTTGGTCAACATTATTGTCTTTGGCCGACTCGTACAGTCGTTTTTCTGCATACCAGAGCACAGCCTGCAAATCGGCCATGGTCAGGTCGGCATAGGCCGGATCGGCCTGCAATTCAGCCAGGATCTGGGCGAAGACGGAGCGAATGTAGGTGCGCTCATGAGGGCCAGCCGGGGCTTCCTTCTGGCCATCGTTGTACTTGGCCAGGCTGTTGCCTGCCTTGCGGATCTCCTCGCCGACCTTGGACTCGTTCATCTGCTCGCGCAGTTTCGGGTCCATGGAGGCCTTCTGGATGGCGTCAGCCAGGCGGTTGATCTCGGTGCCGTTGATGTCGACGCCAATCACCTCTGACAGGCGGCGTGCCTGCTCTGGCGTGGCACTGCGCACAGCGGCGTCTAGGCGGGCCGTGGCCGCTTCGATGTGCTTTGGCTGGCTCTTGATCAGCGTGCCGGTCCAGCGACCCCAGGTGCGGATCAGCCAGCGATCCATGGTCAGGGAACTGAAGTCACCGTACAGGTTCGAGAAAAAGCCGTTGCCGATCTTCGGGCCAATGATGGCCGAGCCTTTGACCACGGTGTCCGCGTGCTCACCGCCAGGCTTGAGGTCTTTGCTGATCGCGCTGATCTCGCCTACGGTGAAGTTGGTCTGCATGAACTGGCGCAGGTTTTTGATGCCCCATGCCTGAACCAGATCGTTGAACAGGGCCATCGAATCGTTGATGGCGCCCTGGGCCTGTCCACCTTTGATGTTGGTGGGCATGACCTTGTTTTCTTTGTAGTAGCGGTAGGCTTTCTCTGCCAGTTCGAAGTTCTTGTCGACCTTCAGACCGTTGGAGGTGACGGCCAGCGCCCAAGTGAATGCAAAGCGTGCGTCTTCGTTGGTCGCGATTTCAGGATGAACCAGCGCCATAACGGCCAGCGCCTGGCGGGTTTTCTCGTCGTACCATCCGATCGCATTCGGGTTTTGCTCGAGCGCGAACAGCGCGTCCTTCAAGCCCACGCGCACCAGGTAGTCAGTGGTCTGAGGTGAAGGCACAGAGACATCGACGCCAGCGGCGCCAGCGGACTCTTGCACGGCCTTCTGGATGGCCATCTTGAGGTCGCGACCTTTGTTCCACACCTGGCTCTTGGCAACCTCGAGGGCGTTCTTCAGTTCTGCCTGGTCGTCGACAGTCTCGGGTATCTCGGCCTGCGCATCGATTGCGGCCACATCATCGGCCTCGGCATCTTCTGCCGCGTTGATCGTGTCGGAATCGGTCAGCGATTCAATTTGCTGTGCAGGCGGCATCTCGCCCTGGCGCAGGATGTCTGCATTCTCACGCGACCAGGTGCCATCGTTGAACGGCGACTTGACTGCGGCAGGATCGAACACAACGATTTCGCGTGCGTCGGGCGCGACCTCGAGGATCACGCCGTCGTAGCCCTGAGCCTGTAGTTCGGCAGTGAATGCATTGGCGGCTTCGCGGCCACCAGCGCGAATGCGTGCCTTGTCCTCCATGGTGGCCATGTAAGGGTTTTCCAGGCGTGCATACAGCGGCATGACATTCTCGCCAGCAGTGCCGGTGCGGCGCTTCTGCATGGCATAAACATCGGCCATGTCGGCGCTGTCGGTCAGGTACACGCCAGTGCCCAGCCAGCCGGTGTCCTTGCGGTTCGGGTGGTCAGGATCAAATGCGGTCACATCGTCGGCAGTGCCGTGGTACAGCGTCTGCGGACGGCCTTGCTGATCCTGGAACATCGATGCGCCGATCCAGTTGCGGAAGGCGTCGCTGGTCGTGTTGACAGTCTGGTCCTGGTTGAACAGCGCCATGCCGCCAACCTGGCCATCAGCACGCTCGATGCGGTACATGTAGCGGTCGTAGAACTCGGTCGGCATGATCTTGAGCGACGCGGCTTGCGTCACCACGAAGTCACGCACGAGTTGCGCGTTGATGCGTGCGGCGTTGTCGGTGTACTGCTTGGTCGCTTTCAGTTGCTGGAACATCGTGCTCTCGACCTGGCGTGCAGACTTCACGAATTCCTTGTTGGTCATCTCGACCTTGGCATTCGTTTCCATCTCCGTCTTCATGATCTCGGCCTGGTTCTCAATGAACTGGCGAGCCTCACGGCGGGTCATGGTTTCGCCTTCGATGCGCAAGTCGTCGATCAGCGCACTGCTGAACTCAGTCGGAGCAATGTTGGTTTGATACTCGGTCACAGGAATGGCAATGTCACCACCGGTAGCCAGCGCAGTGTCGAGTTGATCGCGCACAGACGGCGACACTTCGGCCACACGCTCAGACAGCCCAGATTGACGCAAAACATTGGCGTCGATGTAGACGGTACTGACTTCTGCCTCTTGCGATACTTGTTCAATCCACTCGCCAAATGTTTCGGCACTGCGTGCTCGCACCTTGCTGGCTTTAGAAAACTCCTGGACCTTTTCAAATGCCTTGGCACTGCGCTCGGCAGACTCAGCCTGCACCATGGTGCGGCGGTAGTTAGAAGGAACTTCCACGACAGCGGTTGGCAGTTCTGCGAATGCCTCGAGCAGGATTTCGCCAGGCTTGAACTCATCTGTCAGCAATTGCGCCGTGGCTTCACCTGCGGCGCCTCCAGCCATCTGCACGCCGCCCTCGCCGACAACTCGAGGAGCAATGCTTGTTACTCGTGGCTTTGCGCCTTTCAAAAGTTTTCCAGCCAAACCAGCCGTCAATGCATCAAACAATGCGATTGGGACGCCGCGTCGCAACGCTTTGTCTTTTGCCTCTGCCATCAATTTTTCATCAGTCAATACGGCATAAACATTGTTTGGGTCTTTCATGTCTTTGCCGCTTTTCGACAAGACATCGTCAATGGTCGACATGTATTCCGTGAAGAAACTTCCAGAGCCAGCAACTAGGGCGACACCAAGCGGACCAGTTGGAGCGGCGGCGACCGTTGCCGCAAGAGTCGGAGCGGCCATACCAAGCGATTCAAAAATAACTTCTTTAACCGCTTTTGGGTTTGCCAAAATTGCACTGAAAGCCTCTCCAAATGTTTTGGCCTCACTAATGTCAATCATGCCCCTCTGAATGTCTTCGGGCACAGGAAACCTTTGAACTTGCCTTTCAAGATCTGCGATGTACACATCCGTCTGGCCCCTTGAGTTCAACGAAAGACCATTTGCTTCAGCCGCCGCCTGCTGACGAGAACGCAAACCTTTCATCATTGCGGTGTCTTGTAAAAACAGAGCAATGTTTTTCTTCGCGCCAGCATAGCCACGCCGGAATGGCTCAGTTATCTCATCAATGAACGAACGCTCGATAGGCTTGATGGTGCCGAACTCACGCTCGATGCCAGACAGGTTTGGGGTGTCGTCGTGCGACACCTTTGCATTGTTCGGATTGCTCAACCACTGGCCAAGCAATGGAGAGCGATCAAGCACGCGATCAAACTCATTGAGTTGGACATTGCGATTGACCTGCGCGAAATTGCGTTGCACCACATCAACAGGAATGCCAGACTTGTTTGACAAATTTCTTGCACGCGCCGCTTCATCAGGATTCGTGTTAAGCGACTGATACAGGCTTGTGCGCAGTTGGACGCGCTGGCCGTCGATCACATTGGCGGCGGCGGCGTCAACATCAGGCGCCCTCGTTGTGCCAGTAACTCGTGCGGCGGCGGCGTCAAATTCGTCTTCAGGTACTTGCATCATGTCGTTGTGTCCTATTACTTCTGCTGAAGGCCATATGCCTCGTACAGCACCGCATCAATCTGCGCCTTGGTTGGGTTGGCAACACCGCGACGGACCAAAGCATCTTTGGCCTTTGTGCGTTGTGCATCAGTGAACTCTGGCTTGAACTGAGCCTCTTGTCCGCGTGCGCGTGCTTCAAAGCGTCGCATGTTCGGGTCAGGACGGAACCAGGAGCCAGTCAAGACTTCGCCTTCAAGGATCAAGCCGTCGATCACCTGCTGGCGCTCTGCCTGGTTCAACTTGCCGCCCTTCTGGGTTTGGGCCGCAAACAACGCCTTATTAACTTCAGATGTGAAAACACCTGCTTGCTCAGTTTTCAATCCCAACTGTTTGACGGTTGCGCTGATCTGCTGTTGTGTCGTCACGGCCTCTGGCGCTTCATTCTTGGTGCCAAGCGTGCGTTGCAAATTGATGAAGTGATTTCGGTCACCAGGCGATAACTTGCTGAAGTATTGGCGCAAATCAAACTTCGATGGGTCTTTGAAATCAGGATTGCTCATTGCCTCTTTTGTGAGGTTGTAATAAACATTCGGATCTGTTTTGACTTCGACATTTTTTGAACGCGCTTCAAGATCAGCCTTCGCTGTGCGTTGCAGACTGGCCAGGTCAGCGCCGTCCATGCCAGCAAGCAAAGTGGCGGGGACTTTTTTGATGTCGCCAGTTTCTGTGTACACGCGCCAGGCTTTGTCTTTCGCGGCGTTCTGCGCTTCACGAATGATGCCAGTGCGCTCGCTCTCAAAGATCTTGAGACGCTGTACAACCTGGTCTTCATCTTTGCCTGATAGTCGCTCACGCGCCAACTTCAAAGCAACACCAATATCGCCTTTACTTTCAGACCAAATTCCATCAGCAAGCGTCTGTTCTTTAACATCGGAAGTTCCAATTTCCAAAGCCTTCTTTGCTCTCTGGAATGTTTCCGGCGTCATCTCATTGCCATAGCGTTGCAAGTAGTCGCGAGCATTGTCAAAGTTTTGGCCATCGATTGCGGCCTGCACAACTTGACCATGAATTGCGTTTGTCGCCTTCAACATCAATTGCTGGCGTTGTGCGCTGTCAGGCTCATATCCAAGTTTGTCCGCAAGAGTCTCAACGCTTTTTTTGGCCGCGCCGTAGTAAACAGCAAAGTCTCCTTGCGGGTTTCTCCAGCCAGCAGAGTAGCGCACTGCGTCATTGACAAATGTGTCTACCTGGGCGCCGCTCTCTTTAATGTCGTAGTCGCGTTGCTCAGTCATCGAATGACGGATGATTGAACTGTTTGCACTGCGCATACGCACATTTGCAGAATTGCGAAACATCAATCGCTGTACATCATTTTGCGCTTTGCCCATGATGTCGGTCATTGCCGCATCAATGTCGACGCGAGTCTTCATCGCCGCATTGACGGCATCTTTACCTTTAAGCGTCAGGTACTGTGTTTCAATTCGATCTGCTGTTTCAGCAAACTGGTTGTACAGTTCTTTTGCTGATGCATCATCGAGTTCGCCTTGCAGACGGTCGGCAATCTTCATCACAGTTGTGCCAAACGACTGCACGGCCTGGCCAGTCTTTGCGATCTGCTCGCCAGTGAAATTGCGCATCGGCTCTACGCCAGGCGCCTGCAATGCAGGCATGTTGGCCACGCCTGCTTCTTGAGTCGGTAAATCGTAAACGGGTACTGTAGCCATGGTGCGTCCTTATTCGATGCCGAGTTTTGCGGCCATCGCCGCAAGTTTGCGATCTTGGTACCAGGCATTGGCCACTGAGCCAGCACTGCCAAGCAGGCTTGATGTCGCGGCCAGGCTCGGGCTGATCGTTCTCGAAGATGCCATCACATTGTCAGCCGACACATCTTGCAGTGCGGCCTGGGTCATGTAATTCTGGCGCTGGAGTCGTGCGGCCTCGGCACTGCGCACCGTCTCGGAGTTGACGGTCAGCATGTCGATCTCTTTCATGAGGTCGGTTGTTGCGATCGTCTCAACAGCACTGCCCACTCCCAGGTCGATACCTCGAGCGG